TTTAACCATTGGACAATTAACGGGAGTTTTACCATTACTATTCTTGTTACCAGTGGTAAGCCCGAATGTTGCAAGTGCTCCCGTAAAGACACTGGCAACGAAGGTTATATCTGAGTTCCCAGCTTTTTTAAACATAGGTAACTCAATGTAATTCATGGTTATTATGAAACCAGACCAGACCACTACGCCTAACCTGACAAAAGTACCAAGAATTTCTATTTGATGTTCTTTATCCTCTGCAGCTTCTTTTAGCTTTCCAAGGAGGTTTTTCTTTTCTTGCGGTTTTCCTTCCATTTATCTACTTTCT